TATGCCGTGAGCATGCGCTCGCGGGTCTCCTCGGTCACTGGCTTGTTGTTTGCGATGTCAAAGGCCACGATCTGGACCACCAGCGCCTCAAAGTGAATGATGCGCATCAGGTCGCTGGCAAAGAATGCAGGCTTCATGGCGGGCTTGCCGGTCACCGGGTACTCTTGACGCTTGCTGTCGGGCGGGAACAGGTCGGTCATTTCCATGCCAATTGCACCCAGCACGTTAGCGATCTCGCAGCCCGCAAAGCAGTGCAGCAGGATGCGACCATCCTCGTTCTCACGAACAGCCAGCGAAGGCCCCTTATCGTCGTGGGCAGGGCAGCAGGCGGTCCAAGACCCGTTGCGGCCCCTGACCTTGTCCAACCGAGTCAAAAGTTTTTCAATTTGAGTCATCAAGCTGCTCCTTAAATTCAACAGCAAAAGACCCAAAATGGTAGGTCAACATCTCAACGGGCATAGTCTTAAAAACTTTGATGTCGATGTTTTTTCTCAACACGACCAAACCTTTTGAAGTTAGTGACTTCATTTCAATACGGACATCAAACTTTGGAGCCGATTGATCATGCTTTTGTATCCGCTGTTCCAATAAATTGGTGTAACGACCCAACATATCAACAAATCTTGGCTGAGTCATTAAGTCGCCAAATCCAGCCTTGCTGGCAAGGGAATGAAGTACGTCACGGTTCATATCACCCTCCGATTGAAAACCGAACCGTTAACCGAATCGGTTTCTGACTCATCTTCCCAACGCTTTTGGTTGATGAACGTAAGTGGCGCAGGCTCAAACCCCGAAACCCACTGCTCAGAGGCCTTTAAACGGGTCACCGCTGCATTTATTTTGTCGGCTAAGGGGTCTAGTGCTTGACGCCTCCATTTCGCCTCACAGGCCGATTTAGCGACTTTGCGTTTTGATGTTGGCCAATTGCTCCAAAACTCGTCAAAACGTGATGCTGTCGGTGCAACCGACGTAATGGTATTTATCTTATTCTGTATCTTCTTAGGGTTACCTTTCGGTTCCGATTCGGTTACCGATTCGGTTTTCTTGGGCCTGCCGCCTTGCTTGCCGAGGCGTTGGTTGGTTGCACATTGCGCTTGATATTTAGCTATTTCGGCATGGCAACGATGGTGGAAATAGCCGTTTTCGGTATGTTCAAAGAACTCCTCCAAAACCGATTCGGTTATGTCTAAATCAAGACGTATTTTTCTCGAAACCGATTCGGTATCGGTTGGGATTTCTTTTTCGCTCATGTAGTACAAATCCAACAGACGGCGGTAAGCCAAGTCTTCTGCATCGGACAGATGCGTGGTGTGGGTGATGTAGTCACCAAGGTGGAATTTGTACCAAATCACTTGAGGTCTCCGAAGATGTCGGGCCGCAAAGTTGTGCGCTTTACTTGCCCCTTGGTGTAGCGCTCGATGGCCCCGCTCAGCTCGGGGCTGGCCAAGGCCCTCCCAGAGATGACGAGGCTCATCCACGTCTTGCTTACGCCAAGCTTGTTGGCCATGGCCAGCTTCGCTCCTCGCGGCTTTGTTTCAAAAAATTCAGTCAGTGTCATCAGGTTAAGCTCCTTTGGTTGGTTTAAGCGCATCATACACTCAAAAAATATTTGCGCAAGGGGGTTGTATTGCCAAGTTAAATTTGGTACAGTTGCGAAACTTTAACTTGAAAGCGAATTATGCGGGACTTTTTTGAGGCGGTTGCGCGTTTTATTCTTGGCCTCGGGAGCTGGGTCATCCTGTTTATTACGGTCGGACTGGCCTACTACTTGGCCAAGAACTGACATGGGAAACGAACTTCACCAGCTCATGCTGGAGCGAATGCAAATGCTTGAGGAGGCCCTTTGCCGGGCCGTCGCAGGCGTTGCTACCACAGACGACTGGGAGACGATCTGCATCGAATGCGGCGTGCCCATGGCGTCTATTTTTAAACCTGATAGGAGCGAATTATGAGTTTGACAGCGAGAGATAGCGGCGGCGGTAGCTTTACCCCCGTGGCCCCCGGAATGCACCTTGCCCGGTGCTATCGAATTGTGGACACAGGCACACAGAAGTCCGAGTACCAAGGGCAGGTCAAGCACCTTCAAAAAGTGATGATCCAGTTCGAGGTCCACGGGGAAGACGAAGAAGGCAGCCCTCTGGTTACAGCCAAGGGCGAGCCGATGTCCATCAGCAAGAACTTCACCTTGTCGTTGGCCGAAAAGGCAACCCTGCGTAAGGACCTGCAAGCTTGGCGTGGCCGTGACTTCACTGCCGACGAGCTGCGCGGTTTTGAACTAAAGAACGTGCTCGGTGCGTGGGCCATGATCACTGCGGCCAAGTCCGTTGGCGGAAACGGCAAGGAGTACACCAACATCGTTTCCATCAACCCCGTGCCCGTGGCAATCAAGAAGGCTGGCCTTCCTGAAGGCTTCAACAAATTGAGTATGTTTGTGATTGAAAACCCTGACATGGAACTGCTTGAAACTTTCAGCAGCAGCCTGCGTGAAAAGATTATGAGTTCACCAGAGTGGCGTGCCCGTAACGGTGATCAGCCCGTCAGAAAAGCGGCCACCACAGGCTCGGGCTTTGATGACATGGAAGACGACATCCCTTTTTAAAACGGAGAATTACCATGAACATTTCAACCGAACCACGCAAACTAGCGCGACTCGAAGATCCAAACACCTCAAAACAGGCGGCACTTCGGGTCGATGAGTTCTCCAACTCAATCTGCGCAAAAATTTACCAAGAACTCAAGAAAAGCGACGGCACTTATGAGCAGCTTGCTTATCGACTTGGGCTGCGCCCAGATCAACTTTGTAGGCGTCTTCCTGACTTGCAAAAAGCAGGCTTTGCGGAACCTACAGAGAGAACAGCAACAGGCCACGCTGGTCGCCATCAAAGAATATGGAGGGCAATATGACAACAAACACAGGTAAACCAGCCTTTCCGGTTGAATCGTTAGCAGAGCAAGGCATGACCCTGCGCGATTACTTCGCGGCCAAGGCTATGGAAAATACAATGATTGCGTTTGAAGACGATTGGTCAATTCATCCCTACGAAAAATTAACATACTTGCAATGGGCTTCAGAACGTGCCTACGCCATGGCAGACGCAATGCTGGAGGCGAGAAAAACATGACTATCACAGCAAAAGAACCCCGCGCCAGCGAATCAAACCACTGGTACACCCGCGACGGCATACCGCGCTACACGGTCATGGGCAAGAACGGCAAGGAGCGCAACACTACGCTTCGCGACGCTCGAACCGAGAACCTTGTGCCTAGCGTGACCACGGTCCTGAACGTGATGGCTAAGCCTGCCCTCATGCAATGGCTGCAAAGGCAGGTGCTTATGGCCGCCTTGACGCTGCCTCGCATTCCGCTTGAGGCAGAAGATGAATACATCAACCGCATCATGTCGGACAGCAAGGAGCAGGGCAAGGCCGCAGCAGACGCAGGAACGGACATCCACGCCAGCATACAAGGCTTCTATGAGGGCGAGGTCATCATTCGCCACGAGGAGCACGTTAAGGGCACTGTGGCCGCTTTAGAGCACATGTTTGGCCAGCAGCCTTGGGTCGCTGAGCGGGCCTTTGGCCACAGCCACGGTTTTGGTGGAAAGTGCGACCTGCACAGCGTCAGCGGTGACGGCATTGTTGCCGACGTGAAGACCAAAGAATTCACGGACCCCAACAAGATCGACGCTTACGACGACCACTTGATGCAACTGGCGGCTTACCGCGTTGGGCTTGGCATTCCTAAAGCTAAGTGCGTTAACGTGTTTGTCTCGCGCAGCGTGCCGGGCCTTGTGTCGATCAAGGAGTGGGAGGAGGCAGATCTACAGCGCGGCTGGGAGATGTTCTGCTCGCTGCTTAAATTCTGGCAACTAAAGAACCAACACTCATGAAACCAATTACTGCATTTCAAACCTCTGATGGCACGCTGTTTGTGTTAAAGCTGGAAGCCGAAAAGCACGAGATGTCACTGTCAAAACGCAGCAGCATCGAAGACTATTTGGACAGCGAACTCAACCCTTACGCGGCCCACGCTCACCGCTCAATGGCCCGTAACACTATCGCTAACTGGGAACTATGGAAGGTAAAAAATGAAATCACATCTGAGTGAAGAGCTAGTCAAGCAAGTGTTTTTCTACAGCGACGAAAAGCGCAAAGATCCGCTGATCGCCGACGAGGTAGACATCGTGCAATTTGCCGAGAAGCTGGAGGCCGTGCTGGTCCCCTTAATTGCGGCAGAGGAGCACAAGCGCTGCGTCAAGATTGTGGCTTACATGAACAGCGAAGTGGCCAGCGCTCTAGCTAATCAACGTCCTTAAAAAACCCCCTCCAGCGAAGGAGGGGGATAAAGAATGCCGCAGGCAACTGTCAAAGCCACGGCAACCCAAGCGGGGAGAGCCGCTTGAATTAGGGTAGGGGTCCCGTCATCTCGTCTAACAACGGCATGTCGGCCAACCCCTGCATTTTTCTTTTGACGTAAGCTTGAGCGTCCGGACTGTCACGGTACGCCTGAGCAGCAGCAGAACCTCCAGCAAGCGCAGCGCCATAAGGCGCGGCTGGTGTAAACATCATTCCTGAGCCAAGAATATTTGCGCCGCTCAGAAACATGCTTGTAGGATCGCGCTGATCTTCTGGCTTGCGCAACTGCTGCGCAATGTTGACGCCCTCACCCGCAGCGCTGGCCAAAGCCAGCGGTGGCAAACCGTACTTTGCAACAGTAGAGACAGCGCTTGATACGGGTCGAAACATATCCGCAAACTTGCCCGTAATCCAATCAAGACCAGATACTTTTGGTGGAATTTTTGCAGCCTCAGCAGCTTTAGCCCGGTCAATCAATCGTTGCGTTAATTGAGGATTTTCTCCTTCTAGTGCAGGACCCCATAATTTGTCCATCCGACCAGAAATTGGTCCTTGGCCCATTGACCTTTGGAACCGAGAGCTAACGTCTTGAACTGTTCCAGAGCCTTTTCCATAACCAGTTTTGGCTGCCCATTTTTCGCCAGAAGTTAGTCCACCGGGCGGCTGACCGGGGGGGAGCACTGGCGGGGCATTGGCCTGCACCCCGGTACTAAAACCTTGCCCAACGCGCTTTGCGCCCGCTTCTAGGGCCGCTCCTATACCAGTGCCAGCAGCTTTGGTTGCAGAAACACCAGCCCCGACCCCAGCGCCCATCAATTGGGCTTGGCGCTTCTCTTGTGCGTCCATGTCCGCCTGTATTCGGGCTTCGCGTTGTTCGTCAGTTTCTTCTGCGTCGCCAGACTCAACAGCAGCATTACCGCCCTCAAACGGCAATGCCTTGTTCTCTGGGATTGCAGATTGGAAATTGGTCAAGGTCTTTTCGTACTCTTCAGGAGGAATTTCAAAGTAAGGTCCTCTTTTGCCCGAAGCCAAACCTCGAGTAAATGCACCAATGTCCGGGCCCGTGTTAAGTGCCTGCGGGAAATTGCGCTTGATCTGGTCCGCGTAATACATGCCAAAGACCTCGGGGTCCTCAAACTTGAGGTACTTGTCCATGGACCCAGTCTTGTTGTCCTTGGCCTCAAGGCCAGCGCCGCTGAAGTCTTTGATGCCGCCCAAGTTGTGATACTTCTTGGCCATCTCGGTCTGGCCCCAACTACTTTCAAGACCCCACTGGCTCAACAACACATTGGGGTCAACATTGATCTCTTTGCTGACTTGCTGCGCAACAGGACCGTAGGTGGTAATAAACTGCTCAATGTTTTTGTTGGCCATCTCACTCACCTGCTTTCTTCTTGCGGATCACTCCGGTGTCTTTGTCGCGAGTAAACCCGGGGCTTGGAGTGCCCGCAGGAGCAGCATCTTGCTTGCGCTGGCTTGTAGGCACAGCCTTGATGCCGCCAAAGATCCTTTCGGTCTCGGCCTCGAACTCTTTTTTAATGTCCTTGTACAGGTCCGATTTGCGCTCAAACTCAAGGTACGATCGACCGGGGTTCTTCTCTTGCCATTGGCGGAATGCGTCGGCGGTGTCGATGTCAAACTGCGAGCGCGACTTGAGCAATTCCATTCGAGAACGGAGCACCTCGGGGCTGCTGCTGATAGTCCCGGGGATGGCGCGAACAATCTTGCGCTCACCCTCAGTCACCGCGCCCTGCTTGGCTAGGTACAGACGGGTAAAGGCAAGCTCAACCTCGGCAAGCTCTGCTGCCGCCTTGGTGACGTTGTCCAGATCTTTTTGCTGTATGCCCGGCATCACCTTGCGCATGCTGTCCTCAAAACCAGCAAGGCTCAATGTGCCACTAGGCGTTTGGATGCCCTCTTTGATCAAATTGCCAATCGCAGCGGTGATCCCGGGGCGGGCAAAAATACCAAAGTAGTTTCCGCTTTGCTTGAGGTACTCTTGAACGCGAGTGACGTTGCCATAAACACGGCGTGCTGTGGCGTCCGTCTCTTCAAGCGCCGCTTCTTTTGCAGCGCTGGCTTCACCAAGCTTTCTAGAGCGTGTTAAAGCCTCTTCTTGTGGAACAGCTAATGCGTTTTTAGCTATTTCTTGATCAAGAGCCAGTTCCTGCACAGATTTACGGCCACCGCTTGACACGCTTGGTGTACCGCTTGATACATTTGGTGCGCCTCCAGCCTCCGAGGGCTTGCCTCCTGCCTCGGCGGGCTTAACTTCAGCCTTAACAGCGCTTACCTCATCACGTTTGCGCGGTCCCTCCATAATTCGTCTAGCCAAATCATGATAAGCGGGGTCGTTGTTCATGGCAAGCC